TGTCCGCAGGTTTCGACTTTCCACACAGAAGGCCAATCCGCGACAGCCCTACAGGAGGTATCGCAAGATACAGCCCCGCGCCACCGTTAAACGTGCTACAATTCACCAGGGAGACACACAATGGGACTCAAGAAATATCGGCAGATAAAGAAGCGGCGCAAGATCGCAAAGATCGCCCCGCGCCCACTCTTTAAGGAATGAGTATCTATCCATGTCAGGCAAAAAGCGAGGCCCACCCCCAAAGCCCACGGTATTGTCAAAGCTCCAGGGCAACCCGTCGAAACGGGCGCTCAACGAGAACGAACCGGACTGTCCTCAGGACGATATCGCCCCGCCGGCGCATCTCGACGAGGAGGCCAGGCGCGAATGGAACCGTCTCGCCCCGTGGGCCATCGCAAACCAGATGCTACGCAACGATACCGTCCAAACCTTCGCCGCATACTGCCAGAGCGCCTCTGATTACGCCGAGGCAACCACGAAATTGAAGGAAAAAGACAAGGTGAGCGATGGCAGACCGTCCCCGTGGCTCGCCCTACAGGACAAGGCGCTTCGCAGAATGCACTCGATGGCGCTAGAATTCGGCTTGACAGCGTCCAGTAGAACCCGTATTATGATACCAGATAAAGGTAAAGGCGATTCATTCGACGACTTTCTAGGGGCGAATTGATGGGCCGAATGTCCGATCTGGACATTGATCAACGCGAAGGGGACAACCCAATGCAGCATTACGCATTCGTACCAACAGCGGGCGGCGGATGGGTTGACGCGAAGGGGGTCGACGAAGTGATTGCCAAACTCCACACGGAAATTCAGAAACTCCAGAGCGAGAATTCAGAACTCCGCGCCGCCGCCGCTGGTCTGGTCGACGAAGCCGAAACCGCAGCCGAGATAGCGGAATTCGGCGGGCAAGATCAACCCGATCCAGTAGATATTGACGGGCCGGGCGCCGGGCGGATCTGACATGAAGAGACGAACATTTTTCAAGGCGGTGGCGGGTGGACTCGCTGGTCTTTTGGCCGTTGGACAAACTCGCAAAGTCCCGGATAGTGACGCCTATGCTGATCGTCGAACCATCAACCCAGATATGGTGCGACGGGTCTATCGGGTTGAGCCGTGGATGGCCCGAGAGAATGTAACCATTGATATTCCAAGGGAAAAACGGTACACATCGATCAAGATGGCCCGCCATCCATCCTTCTCAGAAGTTCGCGGAAGCGGCTGGACGAAGACGAAAACCGAGAGTCTAAACGGCATGGTTTGGGAGACGTTCACAAGAACGTAACACACATGAGGTCGTGAACCGGGGCACCGGCCACGATTAAATGAGGCTGTAGAACTCGCCTCAGACGCGCCACTACAGGGCGCGCTTAGTCTTCGGACTGGGCGCGCCCTTTTTGGTGCCGGAGCCACGATGGCCCGAAGAAAAGCGGATCCATTCAAGAAAGCGAAGCGCGAAGGGTGGTTGCCCCGCATCAAGACGGCGGCGGACCGTAAAGCAGTTGAAGACGGATGCTACTACGACCGCGACGCGGGCAAGCGCGCCGTGAAGTTTATCGAGGAATTCCTACGGCACTCCAAAGGCCGTTGGGCGGGCGAGCCGTTCATTCTCCAGAAATGGCAGCGAGAAGATATTATTCTCCCCTTGTTCGGCTGGCTCAGGCCCGACGGTACGCGGCGATTCCGTAAGGCGTACATCGAGATCCCGAAGAAGAATGGGAAGACGACGCTGGCGGCGGCGCTATCTATCTTGATGCTGTGTGGCGACGGCGAGCCGGGCGCGGAGGTCTATAATGCGGCCAAGTCCAGAGAGCAGGCGTCGATGTGCTTCGACGAGGCGGCGGAGATGGTCAAGAAGTCCACCGTTCTCGGCAAGCGTCTCCAGATCATCGACAGCCGAAAGCATATCACCTACGAGACGACCAGCTCGAAATACGCGGCGCTTTCCGCCGATGCCGGAGTAGCAGAGGGTAAGAATATCCACTTTTGCAGCTTCGATGAACTCCACATCCAGAAGACGCGCGAGATGTGGGACACGCTCGTTGATGGCGGCATATCGCGGACACAGCCCCTCCATATGGCGATCACGACGGCGGGCGTTTGGGATCCAGACTCCATCGGGTGGGAGCAACATACCTACGCCAAGTCCATTCTTGACGGTCACGATGACTGGAGCTACTTCGCATACATTTCAGCGGCGGACCCGGATGACGACTGGACAGACCCAGCAGTGTGGGCGAAGGCGAACCCGTCGCTCGGTGTGACGGTCTTCGAGGAGGGGCTCGCGGAAGAGGCGGCGCAATGCAAGTCAGCGCCGGGCATGCTCAACACATTCCTGCGCCGGCGCTTGAATATCTGGACGCAGCAGACCGACCGCTGGCTCGATATGGTGAAGTGGGATGAATGCCCGAGCGACGCGAGACTGGAACACTTTGAAAGCGCTCTGAATTACGGCGGACTCGACTTGGCGGCAGTGAGCGACCTTACGGCCTTCGCGCTCCAGAACCAGGGAGAGGATGGCGAGATAAATGCGACGACTTGGTTCTGGCTTCCGGAAGCCCAGGCGATGCAGTCGAGCCCGAGCCCGAACCGGGAACTCTACCGGCGATGGGCCGACGAAGGGCATCTGATATTGACCGACGGCGAGGTCGTGGACTACGACTACGTGCGAAAGAAGATCAACGAGATACATGAGGAATATGGCATTGACGAGCTAGGCGTAGACCCCTGGAACGCAAAGCAACTGCTTACACAGCTAGGCGAAGGCGACGGTTTACCCTGCGTAGAGGTGCGAATGGGCGCGAAAACGCTCTCGGACCCCATGAAAAACATGCTCAAACGCATCCTGACAGGCACTTGGCGGCACGACGGCAACCCGGTTCTGCGGTGGAACTACGACAATTTGGCTGCAAAAGAGGACGTAAACGAGAATATTCAGCCGATGAAAATGGCAAACGCGAGCAAAATTGACGGCGCGGTCGCCCATATCATCGCGTTTTCGAGGTTGCAGGTCAACGTGGACGACACGAGTATCTATTCAGAGCGAGGGGTGTTGGTGGTTTAATGTTCGCAATCCTCAGAAATATCCTACGCCGGAACGCGCCGCTCACGGACGGCCCGTGGTGGAGCGACTGGATGGGCGGCGGGAAGACGCAGACCGGGCTGACGCTCTCAGACGACGACATGATCAGCGGCACAACATTATTTCTAGCGCTCCGGATACTCTCCGAGGATCTCGCCAAACTTCCGCTAGTCCTCTTTGAGAAGACCGATCAGAGCGGGCATCCGGTACGCACGCGGGCGCGAGATCACCATGTTTATGATCTACTTAAAACGAGCCCCAACCCAGAGCAGACCTCTTTTGAGTTCCGCGAGATGCTCCAAGGGCAACTACTCTGGCACTGGCGTGCATACGTCAACACGGTACGCGACAGACGGGGGCGCGTCAAGGAGATGTGGCCGCTCGACACGCGGAAGATGATCAATGTGACAGGCGTCGGCGACGGGCGCATATATTGGTATCAGCCAGATGTGGCGAATCCACCGAAGCCGCTCGGTCCCGATGAAGTTATGCCGCTCACAGGCTGGCACACGGATGGGCATTCCGGACCCGGCCCGCTCCAGCGAAACAGGGAGGCCGTGTCGCTTGGGGTCGCGCTCGAACAGTTCGCGGCAAAGTATTTCGGGCAGGGCATCAACCAAGGCGGATTGATATCTATTCCCGGCAAGCTCAAAAACAAAGAGGCCATCGCTGAGTTTAAAAAGTCGATTAACGTAGCTTATGGCGGGCTCGACGAGTCACACAGGGTTATGGTGCTCGAAGAGGGATCGACGTGGACGCCTCACGTAGTCGATCCGCGGAAGTCTCAATCTCTGGAGTCGCGGAAATTCCACGTCATCGAGGCGGCGCGGATGTACCGGATTCCGCCGCACATGCTCATGGACTTGGAGCGCGCGACCTTCAGCAACATCGAACAACAAGCCATCGACTACGTGACTAACGCCCTTATGCCGTGGCTAGTTCGCTGGGAACAACGGCTAGATAAAGCCCTGCTCACAGATACCGAGCGCAAGACGCACGGCGTCGAATTCCTTGTGGCCGGACTCTTGCGTGGCGACATCAAGACACGCTACGAGGTCTACCAGATCGCGAAGCAAAATGGAATTATGACAGCTAACGAGATACGCGAGAAGGAAAACATGAACCCGCGCGACGGTGGCGATAAGCTCGAACCCGCCGCCAACATCGGCGGAAACCAAGCCGCTCCGCCGAAGCCCGATCCAGAACCCGAAGACAAAGCCGCGCCGCCCATGGAAATCCGCTCGCCGAATGGACAAGCGCTCTTGGCGATACGTAAGCGGTTTGAGCAACTGATCCTCGACGCGGCGCAGCGGCTTATCAAGCGCGAAGTGCGGCAAGTGCGCGCGGCGGCGCAGAAGTTCCTGAAGACGCGCGACACGGCGGACATGGTTGTCTGGCTGGAAGAATTCTACGAGGACTTCCCCGGCGAATACCGCAAGCTCATGGCCGGACCGATGCGCGCCTTCACCGACACGGTTGGGAACGCCGTCGGCGGAACGCTTGATCCCCCATTCAACGATACATCGGAAGCATTCTTCGCGAAATACCTGGAGTCGGTATCCGAGACCCACGCCGCCTTCTCGAAAAACCAGCTACGGAAGATCCTCTCCGAAGCATCCGAGTCGGAGAAGCTGGCCATCCTCGAAAGCCGACTTGACGAGTGGGTAGAGAAGCGGGCGAGCAAGATCGCCGGGCGCGAACTCGTGCAAGCCGAAGGCGCAGCCATCCGCAACATCTTCCGCAGCAACGGAGTCACGAAGATCATCTGGCGCACTAATGGCGAGAACTGCCCGTTCTGCGACGAGCTG